TGCAAATATAAACATTGATGCGTTATAGCCTGGATGCCACTGCCGGAGCCGTGGAAAGGAGAATGAACATGCCGAGTAAAAGAGTGGTGTATGAATGCAAATACTGTGGGAAAGATTTTGCAACTTGGGATGAATGCGAAGAACACGAAAAGTCACATCTGCTGGATTGCCGTCAGGCAGACACAAATGAAATTATCAGGGGATTAAAATGGTTGAGTAATAATGCGTATGGTTATCATGTAGGAAATCTGGTTATGGGTATCCCGGCTAGAAATTTTGCAAATCTGATGGACGAAGCGGCAAAACGATTGGAGGGAAAAAGCTGATGGAGAATCTTAAACCGTGTCCGTTCTGCGGCGGGAAAGCAAGCCATGTATACGACCCAGAGGGAACTATAGATACAGAAAAAAGACCTTGGAGATACACAATAGTATGTGATAGATGCTGTGCTTCAACAGGATTATGTTGGTCAGAAGAAATGGCGATTCAAGCATGGAACAAGAGGGCAAGCGGATGATATGGTATCAGAAAATTAAACCATTCGTTCCAAAATACGCAAATTACGATTATACGAGAGTTTACGACAGAAACGACAGATGTATTGGATGGATAAGGATTTATTACGAGTATGTGAGGGCGAACGATGAGACTGATTGATGAGGATGAACTGATAAAAGGCAGAGTTGAGAATGATCCAGTTGTGATTGCGGCAAAATGCACACCAACTGCCTACGATCTGGACTGGGTTGTGGAACAGATAGAAAAGTTAAAGAAAGCAGAGCAGGACAGACCAGATGCTTGCGATAAAAATGGATATGGTGATGGTGAACAGATATTTAATGACTGGAGAAGTCAGGGAAGATTTGAAGCATTTGGAGAGGCAATCAAGATTGTGAAAGGCGGTGGAGTAGATGGCTAAACATTGCACAAGAGAATGCCCAGTGGGCGAGACCGAGTGCTGCATCTGCTGTGCTAAAGTAAATTGCGGATGGAAATGTGACGATATGGACAGCTACGAATTTGCAGAGGATTGTCCGGAATATGTGGAGGAAAGTGATAATGATTAAGATTTTTGCCGGAATAGGAATGGGTTGGGTGCTCTATGTCGCATACGTATTGCTGAAATGCAGTCTGGAAAGATTCAAAAGATGGAGAAAAGCTGGGTGCAAGATCAAAATGCTCTGTAAACCTCACATATACGATTTTTACTGTATGTGGCCGGGTGATGGAGAACTGACTCTGAAGTGCAAAAAATGTGGGAAAGTCAAGAAACTGTATGTTGACGTTGAATCGTTCAAAGGAGTGTTTGATGAAGTATGAGCAAAAAAGTGAAATGCGGTGAATGTTACTGTCTGATGCAGTGGATGCTACCACGGGGAGTTACGAATAAAAACTATGAATATGCAAAAGTTTGCCTGGAAGCGGTAAAGACAACCGGGGTGTGCGGTATTACCAGCAGGACAAAGCGCAAGGATCACAAGCAGTATTGCAAACACTTCAGACCGGTTGATAAGTTGGAAGACATAGATGAGCGGATCAAACGTCTGGAAGAAAAGATTAGAAAGTATGAGAAGGAGAACGGGCTATGAGAGAGATTCTTTTCCGTGGGAAACGGATTGATAATCCGGAACTGTTGGAGGAAAGCGATGAAGGGGAATGAAGTAGAAATCCTGTTGAGAGATATGCAGGAGTATAGCCAATTAAAAGATCGTGTGAATACTATTTTTGGTGGAACCATGACATTGAAAGATGTCGTGGATTCGATAGAACGGGTATCAAAACTCCAGAAAAGCAACCATTTTAACTCCAGAGTCCTTACATACGATGAAGCAGCCATGTGGGATGAATACCGGAAAATCGGAACGCCGGAAGAATGCTTGCGGAATAAAGATTTCTTGGATTTCCTTTCGGACAAGATGGATCCTGACGATTTTGAGATGTATTTACACATTTATAATTCACTGGATGAGAAAGGCAACAATAATGACGGAGAATGAAGCACTTGAATATTTGAAAAAAGCAAACAGACAAAATGACATGTTGGGAATCCTTCCGGGGTCTGATATTGGGAAAACGCTTATTAAGGCACTGGAAGAGGTGCAGCAGTATCGAGATACCACGTTATCACCGGAACAAGTGAGAACACTTCAAACCCGTTTTGCAGATGTATCCCTTCGGTTGGGCGAATATATGGCAATCGGTACGCCAGAAGAATGCCAAGCAGCCATGAAGAAACAAAATAGGAAACCTGTAAAAGATCCATATGGAACAAGCTACATATGGAAAGCTGGATATTGTCCTGTATGTGGTTGCGGAGTTACAGCAAGATGGAATTATTGTCAGTGCTGCGGGCAGAAACTAAGCTGGGAGGAATAGTTATGAAACCAGACTATGATTACTGCTATGAGTGTAGCGGATACGGTGATGATTGCTATCTTAACGATGACGGGGAGCTGGTGTGCAGATGCCCGGAGTATCCGAATAACAGAGAGGATCTGACGGAAGATGTCTAAAGTCATATTGATTATAGATGAACCGGAAAAATGCTCAGAGTGTATTGCGTATTATCTAAATACAAGCGGGCGAATATGCAAGGCGAAAAAAAAGAAAATTGACACAAGAACAGGGAGACCCAGATGGTGTCCTTTGAAGGAAAAGCAATCAGAAACGACAGAAATTTAGAGATTTGGAGGAAAGCATATGCGGACACGGGAAAAGAGCCTTGTGGATCACGGAGTCTGGCCGGAGGATATAGAAAAGTTATATGAATACTGCAAGCATTTGAGCCGGGAGGAATCACTGCTACTTTTCCAGTGCTGCATATCTTCTGCATACGGGCTGGAAGTACCAGTATACGACAGCCTCACGACCGGAACTGGGTATAAGACTCAGATCAAGCGAGGGCGGGCAATATTAGCAAAAGCGGATGATTTCTACGCATACAAACGCAAGGTTGCGGAGCAGTTTTACAGGTTTTTGCGCATGGAAGGAAAAATGTGCTGATAGAAAGATGAGGAAAATGGGTGATAATGGAAAGAGATGAGAAATCCTAATCAGATTATAAAAAAGCTGCAGCGGGCATTATTATCAAAGCGTTTGCAAATAAAGATAAATACAAATCAATTTTACAGTAAAGAGCAGAATCGAATGATAACCATGTACACCATATCTACACCGGTGTTGATGCCGGTGAGGAAAGAGTGGAAGACAAAAGACTATGAAATCATGCATACAGCGTCACAGTATGATGTGATTATGACTCTTAAAGAGATATGGGAAGCACTGGAAGACTGGTAATGGCAGGTGGTGATGGATGGCGAATCTTACGCCAAAGAGGGAAGCATTTGCGAAAAACATCATAAAGAATGGCGGTAATGCAACCGATGCGGCGAGGCGAGCGGGATATAAGAAGCCAGCGCAGGAAGGATGCAGGCTGTTGAAGAATGCTGACGTGCAGGAATATATTGCCGAGCATCAGGCTAGAATCGACAAAATCAACGGCACTGATATCATGTCTTTAGCTGATATCCAGAAGCGCAGGACGCAGATTGCAAAAGGTGAAGTCAAAGATTCCTTTGGCTTCAATCCTGCGTTTGGGGAACAGCTCAAAGCCATGTCAGATCTGGAAAAGGCATTAACCATCAAAGAGCAGAGAGAAGAGCAGGCAAAGGCAGAAGAAGCCGCCAGAAGCGCAGGAGAGTACCACATGGACCTTGATGTGATTGCAGATGTATTCCATCCGATGATCCGGGATATCCGGCGCGGAAAGCATACAGAATATATTCTCCCAGGCGGTCGAGGATCCACAAAGTCCTCTGGAATATCATGCATCATCCCAGAGCTGCTGAAAAATCATCCAGATATGCATGCGCTTGTGTTGCGAAAAGTCGGGAACACGATCAAGGACTCCGTGTATGCACAGCTCAAATGGGGAATCTCTAAGCTAGGTCTTGATTCCGATTTTAAGTTTAAGACAAGTCCATTTGAGATTACATATAAACCTACCGGGCAGAAGATTTACTTCCGCGGTGCTGATGATCCGCTGAAGATTAAATCTATCAAGCCGGAATTTGGATATATCGGTATTGTATGGTTTGAAGAGCTGGACCAGTTTGCTGGGCCGGAAGAGATTCGAAACATCCAGCAGTCAGCTATCCGAGGCGGTGACAAGGCGTATAGATTTAAGTCATTTAACCCACCGCGGAGTAAGAACAACTGGGCGAATGAGTATACTGAGGAAGCGCAGGAGAAAGATCCAGATGCATTGGTGGTGCATAGCACGTATAAGGATGTGCCGGAGGACTGGCTGGGCGAACAGTTTATCAATGATGCTGAGCATCTAAAAGAGGTCAATCCTGCTGCATACGATAACGAGTATATGGGTGTAGCTAACGGAAATGGTGGCAATGTCTTTGAATTTATCGAAGAGCGAGAGATCACAGACGAAGAAATTGCAGGCTTTGACCGGATATATCAAGGGGTTGACTGGGGATGGTTCCCAGATCAGTTTGCATTTGTCCGCGTCCATTACGATGCGGCCAGAGAGACCATTTATTTTATAGATGAGTACGGGGCAAACAAAAAGAAAAACAGCGAGACTGCTGCTGAGATCAAACAGCGTGGATATGATGATTATACCATCACTTGCGACAGCGCAGAAAAGAAGTCAACAAGCGACTATCGAGATGAAGGGCTTCCGGCGAGGGATGCAATCAAAGGTCCTGGCAGTGTCGAATACTCGATGAAGTGGTTACAAGGGAAAAAGCTGGTATTTGACCCCAGAAGAACACCAGGAGCAAGAAAAGAATTTAAGAAATATGAGTATGACCGTGATAAGGATGGCAATATTATCAGCGGATACCCTGACAGGGATAATCATTATATAGATGCAACCAGATATGCGACAGAGACATTATGGAGAAGACGAGGTAACAGCGCATGATATTTTGGCAGGTGAGTAAATGGGAATAATAGCAACGATCAAGAGGTGGTTTACTATGATTTTTAAGAAAAAGGCAGAGGATGATTTTAACGTAAAGGCGCGAGTGTCGCCGGAAATGGAAAAGATTATCAGCGTCTGCTACGGTATATATTCGGGACATCCATATTGGGTCAACGGCAAAGATGGGGTAAAGACCATTAACTTTGCAAAATCTGTATGTTCAGAGACAGCGCGGCTGACTACGTTGGCGATAGGGATCACTATTGATGGGTCTGCCAGAGCAACATGGCTGCAGTCTCAGATTGATGCCGTGTACTTCAAGATCCGGCATTGGGTAGAGTATGGATGCGCGTATGGCACGGTCTTCCTAAAGCCAAACGGGACAGGAATTGATGTATTTACTCCTGCGGATGTGCTACTGATCGAGTACGACAATCTGGGAGTAAAGGGCATTATCTTTCGCGATTCATACACGGATAACGACAAATACTATACCAGATTGGAATATCATAGATTTGAACATGCAGAAGACGGAACAGAGCCGTACATAGTAACCAATAAGGCTTATGTGTCCAAGAATCCGAACGACATCGGAAAGCTTGTACCACTGTCTGACACGGTTTGGAGCAATCTCATGGACGAGACACCGCCGATTCTCAAAGCGGACGGATCAAGGCTTGATGGTCCGTTATTTGGCATGATGAGAACACCTCAGGCAAACAACAAGGATTTGGAAACACCTATGGGTTTGCCTGTATATGCAGAAGCCATCGAGGAGCTGAGAGATCTGGATGTGGCATACAGCCGGAATGCAGGTGAGATCTACGACAGTGAGAAGATTGTGCTTGCGGATGATCGTCTTCTGATTCCGGACGGAACGAAGCTGAGCAACATGACCACAGAAACGCGGGAGAGAAGAAGAGAAGAGATGAAGCTCCCGCATTACGTGAAGAATGTGTTCGGCAATGACCAGAAGGAATTTTACCAGGAGATTACCCCCCAGCTCAACACAGATACTCGTTTGAAAGGTATTGATGCGCTTCTTTCCCAGATTGGTTATAAGTGCGGATTTAGCAACGGATACTTTGTATTTAACCAGAGCACAGGAATGGTGACGGCTACGCAGGTGGAAGCTGACGACCGGAGGACGATCCAGTATATCAAAGATGTGCGGGATAAACTGGAAGAGTGCCTGAATGGTACAATCTATGCGCTGAATGTCTTTGCAGATTTGTACGGTCTTGCGCCTGTCGGAACATATGAGGTAACCTATGACTTCGGAGATATCACATACAACCGGGAAGAGGACAGAACACGTTGGTGGCAGTATGTACTGCAGGGAAAAGTGCCGGCATGGATGTACTTCCAAAAATTCGAGGGTATGTCGGAAGAAGAAGCAAAGGAAATTGTTAAAGAAGCACAGCCAAAAGAGCATGGACTATTTGAAGAAGAATAGGAGGAAAAAGGAAATGAGCACCCTTCCGACACCAATTACAAAAACGGAAAAATATCTGGCAGCAATAAGCGGGGTATACGCAGATACTCTTCCGGATCCGGTCACAAGAGAAGATAGATATTTATATTATATAGCGCAGAACGGAGCGGGATCAGGAGAAAAGCCAAGCCTTGAAGATAAAATTAAAAATTTGTATTACAACAAACGAACCGGCAAGGTCTACCAAACGAAGGTCTGGAAATTTAACTCTAACCCTACCAGCTCCTGCGAGAAGCTGCTTGACAATGCCGGTCTGGTATGCGAGCCGTCTACAGATACGGTAGAGGGTAGAGATGATTATGCGGATATCCAGCTGTTCCAGTGGCAGCATGTCAATTATATCCGTGACGATGACGGGACACCGAGACCGATTGCTCTGGAGGATACGCCGGATTACCAGGTATCGGGACCGTTTGATGTTGGATCTATGCAGATGTCATTCTGGTACAAGATTGATACCACGCATAAAGATTACGATCTGTATACCATCTCTGACTGGCCACATCCGGAGCTTGGACTCGTGCCGTGGCCGGAATGTGTAAAAGCGGATCACACGATGCTCCCTTGGTGTATTGGATCTGCTTATTTCTCGGGGCTTGCATCTGATGGACTGCCCAGAAGCCAGCCAGGACTTGCCATCGAGAATTTCCAGAGTCATAACAATATGGTGACCAACTACCAGAAGAAAGGCGCTGGATATTGGGGAGCAGGAGCTGTCCGGAATACGTTCCAGATTTTGTTTAATGCGATCAAATACGGCACAAAGAACTCGCAGAATATCTACAAAGGCTGTGTAAGATATAACTATCAGTATTCGGCAAGTATCGAGAGGTCAGAAAAGCTTAAATACTTCCCGCTGACCAATGCGCAAGCCGCAAATATCTTGGTTGGCAGTTGCGCATATGTTGGATATGGATCGTTAAGCGGAGAAACGGTAAACATCGACCGTGGAGCCACTACCATGCGAGCGTATTCCGGCGGTATGGTGAAGGTGCTGCGGATTGAGGCTCTGGACAATGCAAACAAAGCTGTCTATTTGGATGTTAAGGACGGATTTGATACGATGCCAGTATCATTATCCGATTCCGTGACGGGAAAAATCACACTATCCACAATGGCATGGCCGACCGGAACGACAGACGCGGTAATTGGCAAGCATGATGGATCTCCGGTATCCAACACGGACAGCAAACACCCATATAGAATCCAGGGCAGAGAGTATGCTCCGGGCATTTACTGTGTATCATCTGACACGGTTATGCAGTTCCAGACAGATTACAGCAAAGCTGTATACGTGGCTCCAAGAGGCACAGCTCACACCTCGAATGAGACCGAAATTAAAGATACATATAAACAGATTGGCATCATACCGGCTATGGAAGATGGAGGCGACTGGTGGGTCGGTGATGTTGAGATAGATCCTGATACTGGCGCATGGTATCCGTCGGTGATTGGATCTGGAGATAGTCAGGGATTCGGCGACCGTGTATACGCTGGCGGTACATCAACATCCGGTTTTAGAGAGTATTTGCAAGGCGGGCTCCTCGGGAACTGGTCGGACGCGGGCGCGGCTTTCTTGTCTTGCGGGTCTGGGCTCGACCGGGCGAACTGGGTCTTCGGTGGCTGCGATTAACGTGGCCTCCGGGGGTTGAATTTTGCGAAGCAAAAGAAGGGGTCTGGCACGTAGATGCCTATCCTATCTTGGAGCTATCAAAAATACAGATAGCTATAAGATCAAGCAGAAATACAAAATAGCACGAGTCACAAGAGCATGCAAAGGGAGGGTAAGGAGCATTGATAAAAGCAAGGTTTGTAGAAAAACAGCCTGAAATCAAAATTATTACTCTTAAAGGAAAACATTATATTTATATTTGTCAAAATGGAGAAAGAAAACGTGAAATCTATCAGAATGATGGTATAGATGAGATTGTAGACTACTGGGAGTACGATTACTGTGAGGGCGTTGAAAATGCCAATTCTGTTACTGCAGCAGAAATTAGGAAAAACATTGAAATGTATATCGAAAAATGGTGCAAAGCTCAGGAGGCATAATGATAGAGATCAGATTAAAAGAATGTTGTCTCGAATGTGAATGTCCAAGAATCCAAGTTATCGCAGATATGAAAAGATATTGCAATGAAAGTAATGTTTTAAAAGGCAAAGAAACCGTATTCTGCGATAGTGAAATGAGTTGCAAGAAGATGAGCGAATGCCAGTCTGGGTATATAAAAAATGCTTGACCCGGAATATCTCCGCAACGTGGCGGAAGGAAGCGAAAAGATAGCGTCCGATCTGCATGATTATATCATTGACCGTCTTGTGATCCGGATACTCCGGCGAATCGGAAAAGGGAAAGACTATATATTGTCTGGAACAGACAGATGGAGTATTGAGACACTGCAGGAATCAGGATATCTGTTAGAAGAGATAACAGCCGAACTCGCAAAAAGGACAAAGCTGCAGAAAAAAGAGATTAAAGCATCAATGGAAGAAGCCGGGGTTAAGGCTTTAGAGTATGACCACAAGGTTTATACTGATGCCGGGTTATCTCCTATGCCGTTAGAGCAGTCTCCCGGGCTTATACGGCTCATGGAGCGTAATATGCTGGCGACTCTTGGCGAGTGGGATAATTTTACAAGGACAACGGCAGAAACGGCTCAAAGGACGTATATAACAGCATGTGACCTTGCGTACAACAAGGTTATGACCGGAGCAACATCATACGCACAGGCGGTCAGAGAAGCGGTGGAAATGGCTATAGACAGCGGCGCGGTAATCATATACCCAACAGGTCACAAGGACACGCTGGAGACTGCCACAGCGCGTGCAGTACGGACAGGGATAGCACAGGCGACAGGAGACATAGCCTTAAAGCGCATGGAAGAGATGGACTGGGATATCATTCTTGTATCTGCTCATGTGGGCGCACGTACCGGAGATGGAGGGCAGAATCCGAGTAATCATCTATGGTGGCAAGGGCAGTATTACTCACGCACCGGAAGAGATAAGCGGTTCCCAGACTTTAAGGAGTCCACAGGATACGGTACAGGCGAAGGGCTGTGTGGGTGGAACTGCCGTCACTCATTCGGATCTGGGACAGGCAAGCCAGAAGATAACCCATACAAAGAGATCAACCAGGCGGACAACTACAAGGCAGAGCAAGCACAGAAGCAGCAGAGACTGTTGGAGCGCAGGATTAGAAGCACCAAGCGGGCGGTTATGGCTCTTCAGGATGCAGTGGATAGTACAAAGGACGATGCGGCGCGATTTGAATTGCAGCAGCTTCTGGAGCGCAAGTCTTATCTGTTGGAAAGACAGTCAACTGCATACAGCCAATACTGCAAGGATAATAAACTGAAGCCACGGAACGAGCGGTTGCAGTTGGCAAAGTGGCAGCGAGAGCAGGCACGAAAGGCAAGAGCTGACGCAAAGCTCTATAAGGACGCAAAGGGGATAAGCTGATGGATGATAAGCCAAAAGAGAAACGTTGTATGCATTTATGCGAGGACATATGTGTATGTGAAAAGAGCGATTATATATTTGGGTTCCCGAGTAGGGAAGACTGCGCGAAATGTGATCATTACGAACCAGAGGTGAAAAACGAATGAATTATATGGAATTTGGACAGGCTCTTTTGCAGATTTGTGGAGCGGTTACCGTGATTGGAGCTGCTGGCGGTGTGATCTATAAGATTTATGCCGGAGCAAAGAAACCGCAGACAGACATTGAGTGTAGATTGGACACAATCGAGTCAGATATCAAAGATATCAAGTCAAAGCTGAATCAGGACTACAAGGATATCAACCAGAATCGGGATGATATGAGTCTGTTAATGCGCAGCATGTTTGACCTGATTGAAAACAAGATCACCGGGAACAATGTCGAGGGTCTAAAAAAAACGAGGGACGATCTGATCCATGCATTGACAGACAAATAAGAGGGTTAATATTGAAGATTTATGATTTTACGGTGCCGGAGCTTGACCGATTCCGGCAGCTTGCCAACTTTACACCAGAGGAGCGGACATTGTTTGAGTACCGGGCGCAGGGTGTACCGTTGATGCAGTGTGCGGAAATCATGAATATGAGCAGTGCAACTATTAAGCGGTTGAGCTGTAGAGTAAACAGAAAGATTATAAAAATGTGTTGAGACTTTTGCGAGCCTTTGATGATACCATCAAGGCTCCTTTTTTATGCCATAATTTATATATAAAAAGTTAGCAAAGATTTCATATCCATATCATCCGTTTTGGATGATTTGAAGACATGGGAGGGATAGCTATGGGATATATGCCGCCAGTGTACGGAATGAACATGATGACACCGGATCAGTTGGAGATCCAGCAACGTATCCAACAGATGGAACAGCAAAGGCAGCAGATGCAGTACCCGAATCAAATGCCAGCACAACCGGCGATACCTACACAGAATGTCAACTGGATTTATGTGGCCGGAGTTGATGGGGCAAAAAACCAGATCGTGCAGCCGGGCAACACTGCATGGATGATGGACAACAACTCTCCTATTTTTTATGTAAAAACCGTGGATAACATGGGAAGTGCCACTTTTAAGGCATTCCAGTTCCAGGAGATTTCTCTGGACGCACAAGCAGCACCACAGAAAAGCAATGATTACGTGACCCGTGAGGAATTTAATGCATTGCTGGCAAAGCTGGGTGAACCAACGCAGAAGAAGGAGGAAACCTTATGAATCCTTTAATGGGTATGATGGGAAACACAGGTGGAAATGACCCGATGTCTGCCATATCGCAAGCTATGCAGGTGGTAAAGCAGATCAAACAGTTTGGAAATCCACAGGCTGCGATGAACATATTGGCGCAGCAGAATCCGAACATAAAAAAGGCAATGGATATGTGCCAGGGCAGAAATCCACAACAGGTATTTGAGCAGATGTGCCGCCAGAACGGAATGGATCTGGGGCAAATTGCAAAAATGATTAAGTAGCTATCTCGCCGGTGCGCAACGGCTTGATAAATATATGATAAGGAGACAACCAACATGACAAACGATGGCATGGGCTTAACGGCTGCGGATGTGGCAGCAGTTACAAGAAATGACAATGATGGCATGTGGGGCGGCGGTGGCTGGTGGATCTGGATTATCCTGCTTGCATTCATCTTCCCGATGATGGGCGGATGGAACCGCGGCGGTGTTGAGACGGGCGTGCATGATAACTTTATCTCTGATGAGTTTGTAAAGCGCGATATCTTCAATACCAATCAGAATGTATCCAACACAGCATGTCAGACCCAGAGGGATGTGCTGGAAAACCGGTACACTAACCAGCTCGGAATGCAGCAGTTGGGAGCACAGTCCCAGCAGTGTTGTTGCGAAACCCAGAAGGAAATCCTGCAGAGCCGGTATGATTCTGCGTTAATGGCGCAGAACATCCAGGCGCAGATGGCACAGTGTTGCTGTGATATCAAAGAGAGCATTTTGGCTGACGGACAGGCTACCAGACAGCTTATGCAGGATAATACCATTCAGGGGCTCCGCGACAAGCTGGCAGACAGAGACAGAGATCTCCAGACTGCATACTGGCAGATTTCCCAGGTCAACCAGACCAAGAACATTGTTGATGCAATCAGACCGACACCGACACCGGCGTATCTGACTTGCAGCCCGTACTTTGCGTACAACACCGGTTCTTTTTACGGGGGCGGGTGCTGCGGCAGTGGTAACGTGCTGTGAACAACAAGGAGCTGACCGCTCTGGATCTTCTAAACCTGTTCGGAGTTTTTTTTCAGGCACTCAATTACCAGAGCGACCTGTCACAAGAAAGCAACGCAGATCTCGCAAGACATTTGCAAGAGCAGGACAAAAAGTATCTGGAGCGGATACTGGAAAATCAAAAGAAGATAATCAGCATGTTGGAAGAATCCAAGGCTACTGAGTAGTCGTGCACAAAAGAGGGTAGGCATTGCTTGCCCTCTTTGTTTTTTTGAAAGGAGACAAGAATATGTTAAATGTAATCGCGAAAGACGAGCAGCAAATCAGCGCAGGGCAGAATGTAAATTTTACCAGCACAAGAGTCAAATCCCGCAGATGCGGATGCGCCAGCGGATGGCTTAACCATATCGAGGGAAGCGGACTGTTTACCCTTACCAATCGCAGTAATCAGCCGATGGCGGTTGAGGTACATTTTAATAGCAATATTACAGCTTCAGCGGCGGGAGAAACTGTCTTGACAATGGAGATTAACGGCGAAGCAATCGGCGGAACAGAAATGGACTATACAGTGGTTACTGCAGGAGTGTTCCAGAATGTCGGAGCATCTGCGCTGATTCCGGTTCCGGCTGGAACATCCTTGATTGTATCTGTTGGCAACATTTCCGCAGGAGCTGTACTTGTTAAAGATGCAAATCTGATTATCAAAAAGCTGTCATGACAGGGGGTGATCTGATTGATTACCTTTAAAAGCAAGACAGACGTGCACAGTACAGAAGATATCTTTGCGGAGATCAATGCAAGAATGATAGCTGCGCTTATGTTCCATTCTCAGATGGCAGATTACTTTGATTTTCTTGGATTCCGAGGATATAAGCGGATCCACGAATACCAGTATTTTGACGAAAGCAAAGAGCGCAGATGTCTCAACCGGTATTATATCAACCACCATAACCAGATCATCCCGGATCGCTATGACGGAGTCGTGCAGATGATCCCGGATGGATGGAAGACTGCCAATAGAATGAGTGTAGGTAAGTCCACAAAGCAGAAAGCAGTTGAAGATGGATTCTTGCAGTATCGGGAATGGGAGTCCATGACAAAAGAGCTGTATGAAAAGTACGCGGTCGAGTTACGGACCGGCGGCATGATCGCAGATGCTATCTATGTGGATGGACTGGTGGAAGATGTAGACAAAGAGTTGAAATGCTTGGAGCGAATCATGGTTGACCTGATATCCACAGGGTACGACATGACTTATATTGTCGAGAGTCAGAAAGACATCCACGATAAATACCGGGATAAGCTGAAAGAGGTGGAAAAGTATGCATAAATTGATTGAAGTAATGGAAAAACAGCTTGAAATCGAAAAGAAAAGTGCGGAAGAAAAGCTGACGGCGAATAATTTGGATACGATCTTTAAGCTGACGAGTGTGATTAACAACCTTAAATGCATGGAATCCGGCTCATACGTGAGTAAAGAAACCGTGTCTGAGGTTGCGGAAGGGCTTATCAAGAAGTATTCCAACGGCAGATATGACCATAACATAGATGCGTTATACGATGTATATCTTGCGGCTAAACAGGATTACAAGAAGACCGGAGATCAGGGCCATAAGGACAAGCTGATGGAAGCTGTTGGACGGCTGATGGTTGAGATGTACGATCTTTTGTCTGCAATGATTATGGATTCTGACTTCCAGGAGGAAAAGCGGGAAATTATGAACCGGATCCGCATGTTGGCAGATGCGTAAATGATGTGGTGACAGGAGACAGCAGTATACAAGATATGATGAATGTGTGGTGAAACCATATGCACCTTCCTTTCTTTTGGTAACTTGTTGAATGGCGCGCATGTCCTTAATAGAAACCGGGTGTTGCTAACCTCCGGCAACACGGCCAAACCGGGAGGTTGAAAAGCGGATGCAATGTCCGACATGCGCATTGTGCCTGGTGTCCTGGCTGACGGCTGGAAAGACAGCATATGGAACATATCATCAATGGCAGATGTGAAGGGGTCGCTCCCTTTGTTCCGGTTCGATCCCGGGTGTTCCGATTACCCCGCCGGTGGTTTATCCGGCTGAATCCATACCGCTGACGGGCGGTTAATAATCACGTTTAGGAGGATGTTATGCAGAATTATGAACAGATCCTTGCGGATCTTGGTATCGAGATTCCAGAGGATAAAAAAAGCGATCTGAAAAAGAAGATGGATGAAAATTATCGTACAAAATCAGATTATGACAAGGTAGTGACAAAAAGAGACGAATATAAGACATCTCTGGATGATGTGCAGGCAAAGCTGGACGGATTTAAGGATGTCGATGTGAATGATTTGAAAAACCAGATTAGCACTCTCACTACTCAGCTCGATGATGAAAAGAAAGCTAGAGCGGCGGACGCTCAGAAGGTTGAAGTCGAAAAGACTGTGAATGATTTCCTTGCATCTGTGGATGATAAGGGAGCAAAGCAGTACGAATTTTTGAACGATATTACCGAGCAGCATTATCGGGAAGCCTTGGTGCAGGAGCTGGACAAAGATTCTGCGAAAGGAAAATCTATCAGTGACATCTTTAAGGGGATGATTACTGATGCAGAAGGGAAGATCAAGCAGGGCATTTTTGTAGATCAGGCACAGAAGCAGGCACAGAAAAGTGCCGCTCAATTCCAGTTTTCATGGAAAACCGGAAAAACCGGAGCACCTGGATCTTTGACGAAAGAAGATTTTAAGAAAATGTCGTTGGATGATCGCTTGAAACTGAAGGAGACTGATCCAGAGCTTTATCAGTCACTTAAATAACCGGTCACACACAGGAGTGTGATCGCTAACCTAAACACCCAAAAAGTTATAGGCAGATGGGGCGAATAGTCCTTTTCTGCTGACGGAAAGGACTATTTTTTATGGCAAGAACAGTTGGAACATTTGGCGGCTTTTCTTTTGACCCGGAAGTATTTTCCGATTACATGACCGAACAGCCGACATGGAATGACCGGATCCTTGCATCCGGAATCTTGGTACAGGACAACACCATCATGGATCTGATTGGAGAGAAAGGAAACGTAGCTACACTTCCGTTTTACACTCCGATTGATGCTGAAGATTCTCCGGCACTGAACAACGATGGTAAAACAGACAACACACCGGTAGAGATCTCCGGAAAGAAACAGACTGCTATGCTGATCCAGCGAATGAAAGCATGGAAAGCACAGGACTTTACCAAGGAGCTGACCGGAGCTGATCCGATGACTCACATTGCAAACAGTGTGGCTGGATTCTATCGCCAGACCAGAATCAAAGACCTTATGGCTACCGTAGATGCTGTTCTGTCTCTGACCGGCATGGAAAACCATGTCACCAACATTGCAGAGGCAACAGGAAGTGGAGCCGTTACTGACGCAAACAAGATTGATGAAACCACTCTGATTTTTGCGCAGCAGGCAGCTATCGGAGATTCTGCGGAGACTATGGGGCTGCTGTTTATGCACTCTTATATCTATGCAAGATACAAGGCTATGGGGCTTGTGGATTTCAACAAGTACACAATCACCAATGCTATCGAGCGTGAGGTAAATCTTCCGACTATTGGCGGATTTATCCCGATTGTAACAGACAGAAACACTGTTGATACGTCTGCGACCAATCCGGTTTATAAGACCTATATGATCGGATCCGGTTCTGTGCTGACCTGCGACAAGAACAACTATGAGAACCCGTACTACTCTGATTACGATCCGGAGACTAAAGCGGGTATCGAAAAGCTGTATACCAAGCAGGGATATGTGCTGCATCCGAATGGCTTCAGCATCAATACATCCAAGATCAGCGAAGAGTCTCCGACCAACGCAGAGCTTGGAGCAAAAGCAAACTGGTCTCTGGCATTTAACCAGAAGAACATCCGCATGGGCGTTATCAAGTCCAACGGTTAAGGAGATCGCGGCATGGCATATGTAGATTATGATTTTTACGCAACTTCATACTTTGGCAGTGTCGTGCCGCAATCTGACTTTCCACGGGTAGCGGAGCAGGCTTCCGACTTTGTGGACGTTATGACTTTTGACAGGCTGGCGGGCGGACTGCCATCAAATGAACGCTCTCAGAAGCGTATCAAAAAGGCGGTCTGTGCACTGGCTGATAAAATCTACGAGCTTGATCTCGCAGAGAAAAATTCCGTGGCTGCTGCTGGCGGAAGTACCACTACGGTAGGAACCAACGGTAGCACGACCGGAATCATTACATCTGTATCATCCGGAAGCGAATCCATATCCTATGCGACACCGCAGCAGATTGGCGCAAGCGCAAAGGAATGGAGTGCAGTGTATGCAGCAGCCGGAGACATGCAGAAAACCAATGACTTACTCTTGAAGACGGCTTTACCGTTACTGATGGGAGTAAGAGATGATGAAGGAATCCCGATTCTTTATGCGGGACTGTAGGAGGTAAACATGGAAACATTATTTGCAAATATGACTATTATTCTGGCTGTGATCGGAGTTCTGGCATTTTGCGTGTCAGTAATCACGCAGGTCTTCAAAGGGGTAGGATTTTTGTCTAAGATTCCCACCGATGCGCTTGTTTTTGTTTTGTCCATTGGTATTACTGTAGCAGCATTTGTTGCATATATGCAGTATATCAATATGGCGATTTTGTGGTACATGATTCTGGCGGCTATCATGGCGGGATTTATTGTGGCATTTGTGGCAATGTATGGATGGGAAAAGCTCACAGATCTGTGGAAGCGCATGAGCAAGACAGACGATTTTTATAAAAAGTAATGGCAGACAAGTCAAACAGCATGGCATATGAGAATCTGAATCGCCGGATCTTTGATTGTGTTGGATACCGCAGTTGCAGCCTGAGACATTCGAGGGCGAGTGTGAATTTATTGGATTTAACTATGCCAGAGGCAACTGCAAGAACCCGGAAGATAAAGCGGTTCATTTTTTCCTTGATGATTATCAATTCAATGCGCTGTGGATGAATGTTGACAGGTATGTGGAGAAGCTGAGCCGGTTTCGGTACGTTCTGACACCGGATTTCAGCACTTACACTGATTTCCCGAAAGCTATTCAGATTTACAACCATTACCGGAAGCACTGGGTCGGCGCATATCTGCAAGAAGCAGGATGCAAAGTGATTCCGACAATCTCATGGAGCACTCTGGATTCCTATGATTGGTGCTTTGATGGGGAGCCAGAGGGCGGAACCGTGGCAGTGTCTTCGGTTGGTTGCATGAATGGAAAAGCAAAGAAAGAGCTGTTTCTGTCCGGTTACAATGCCATGATTGACCGGCTGCATCCAGAAAGCATTATCTTTTACGGGAAAGTGCCAGAAGAGTGCAAAGGAAACATTGTCAGAATCAAGGCATTTTCAGACAAATTCTCAGAAGCATTATGCGAGGTATAAACCATGTATGGCAAGACGATCACACTTTTTAATCAATATGAAAGCAAGACTACGGGTGAGGTTACATGGTATCCGCATGTGCTTTCTGGCGTTGATGTGATTGCGGATCGTGCAGCTATCCAGGCGAAGTACGGAGCAGAGTCTTCAGACTCCGTAAAGCTCCATATCCGTTACCAGATGCAGGACGGAAGTATTATGATACCGGACAACTCCGGCATAATGCTTCTGTGGATGAAAGAAAAGGAATGGGAAGCACAGACAAACGAGGGACTTGCAAACAGTATCCGGTTCTCTCCGAAGGACTTCTTCTGGCAGGGCGAATGGGACAAAGGCACTGTGAACGATGCAGACTATCAAGACCGGCGGTATGAGGGTTTTTATGCTTACATGAATGCCAACAAGGATGGTGTGTACAAGATTACCAGTGTAAGCGATCCGTACACGGTTATCCCGCATTTTGAAATTATGGGTAAATAACATGGCGAAAAGCAGAAGGGTGTTGTAAAAATGGGCGGACGTGGTGGAAGCAGTAACATAAGCAATGAAAAACCTGTATCGAAATTGATGGCGAAAGTATATTTCAACTCTGCTACAAAAGGTGATGCGCTCAGATCAGACGGAACCGTAAAGAAAGACAGCAAACTTGAAAAAGTTATCAAATCGGAGAACACAGAGTACTTTATGTCAATTAAGACAAAAGAGGAAGCTGTGGGAATCAGGAATTATGTGACGGATCGTATGGCAGAGAATGAGCGCAAGCTGGCAAGGCTTGGAAGTGCAGATGCAGTATTCCGAAATCAAAAAGCTGCTATTGAGCACAGAAAACTTCTTAAGGCAAGCAGTGCCATAAGTGACAAAATGAAAGAGTTTTCAAAAACTCCTGAAAAAGGCGATCCTACGGCATTCCATAGCAGAACAACAACTACTTACGACAGAGCCAGGAAGCGAAGAATGAAAAATTTTGATTCTTGGTTCTATGGATCGGGTAAATAATCATGGCACGAAGTAATATTAAACACTTCAAAGATTATTCCATTGTGCAGGGCGATATCAAGCTCAATATTGATATGTCACGGTTCAACAAGCAGTTTCAGCGCGCCCAGTATGAGCTGGACGGAAATGTAATGAACAGCATGATACCTTTTATGCCTATGCAGGATGGGACGTTTATCAACGTCACACGCGCTCACAGCGCATCATTGCAGGGCACTGGGATGGTCTGTGCAGGATTTCGTCCGCAGGGGCGGTATTTGTACGAAGGAAAAGTCATGGTAGACAGCGAGACAGGAAAAGGACCAGCAAAGATCCCGACAGGATCAGGAGCCGGAGATTATATTTTTAGATTTCGAAAAGATGCAAAGCTTGTCCCGACAGATCGACCGTTGAATTACGCGCGTGATAAGCATCCAAAAGCTACGGATCATTGGTTCGATGCGGCAAAAAGAGTAGATGGTAAGAAATGGGTAAAGGCAGCAAAGAAGACGGCAGGAGGCGGATAATGTGGAAAAACCTGTAAAATATGATACATCTGGTCACACGGTTATTATAAAAGCTGTCCAGGATCTACTTAACCAGTATCCTGGACTGTACGAAGATGAACGAATCAAATTTGAGGAATCCTCAGAAGATACTGGGATTATCTTTACCAGCAATAATGGATCTGTGATCTACTCCGAGACAAAGTACATTGATGGTACGGTAGTGCAGAAATGCCAGTATCCATTTTACATTGTGTACAGGACATCGGCATCAGAGAAAGAATCTTATAAGATTACCATTGCCGAATTTCTGGAGACAATGGGAAAGTGGCTCGCAGGAGAAATTGTTACCATTGACGGGAAAACGTATATGCTGGAAAAATATCCAGCCATGACAGATGGAAGAAAGATAAATGAGTTGATGTGGGATAACGTATACGCCGCAGAGCCGACAGCAAACGGCGTGCAGGACTGGGTTCTTCCGGTGACTGCTCGTTATACTAATACATTCAAAAAAAGAAGCATGTAAATTCCGGCTGCTGTCTAAAGCAGCTGCTAACTTATACACCTTTTAAGAATTATAGGTAGAAAGGATTTTTTATGGCACAGGATAGAACAAATATGGTATCTCTCTTGGATATCGGAACTCTGATGAGCGGTCTGACACCTAAAATCGTAGAGCTTGGAAATGGATTTTCCGAGATCACTGAGGACTGGGGACCGGATACATCAGACACCCAGTACGTGAACATGAAGTCCAAGTCCTCTACGGTAAAAGGATATGGTTTATCCATGACACCGGAAAGAGAATTTATCTCTGATGAGGTGCAGACTGCGATCAACAAGATTTTTAAGATGTTCCCGACAGGAGCAGACTGCGAGACATATTACTACCGGTTTTACAAGACCGATCTTTTGGAGACTGGCGGAAGCATGACCGGAGACTGCATCAGGGTACCGGTTACTGTATGCGCGTCCAGTACTGGCGGACAGGGCGGAGATCCGCTGACATCATCTATCCAGATCAATGGCAACGGTGATGTTGAAGTTGGAACGGTTACAATCAGTGCAACAGGAGAATATAGCTGGGCAACGAAATAAATCACAGGGCTTGCTTTTTGGCAAGCCTTTATTTGAAGGAGGACAAAATGCAGGAGCTTATCCTTGATAATGGTATTAAAGAGATTGCTGTAAAAAAAGAGAACGGTGATTTGATTACCGTGTTGAAAATCAATGTTGCAGATGGCCGGACAGCAGAGAAATTTGCTCAGCTTATTGGCCGGCTCAACAAAATCACAGACGAGCAAAACGAACAGAAAAAGGCTATGGATGCCAAGTATACCGGAAGAAAGATTGTTTACAACGGTGGAGAGAGTGTAGATACCGAGCAGGTTATTGATAGAAGCCGTATGAATGTATCTTATCTGGAAAAGTGTATCGAGGAGCTTGACTTAGTATTTGGTCAGGGAACGGTAAGAAATGTGTACCGGGAAAATTACGAGATGGACGAGTATTTTATCCCGGATGAGGCTGCACTGGTAGAACTTGTCGATAAACTGATCCCGGTTATGACGGAATTGTTTGGACAGAGATTCCAGAGCGTGAAATCCAGATACAATGCTCGTAATCGTGGCAAAAATAGCAAGTACAATAAAAGGACCATGATCCAAGGATATAAACATGAATAATGTTCTGATTCATCCACTCCCGGATGAGTGGAATGGTTATAAGATCAATACATGGTTCCAAGTCGGAATACAGGTATCTCTCATATATTACGATGAGGAATTGACCAATCTGGAAAAGTCGAGCCTTATCATTGAGTTGCTGTTTGAAGACGAAGATGAAAGCGGAAATCTGCATATGCGAGATCATCCACAAGATATAGATGAGCTTGAAGATTGCATTAAATGGTTTTTGAACGGATGGTATCATGATCGGCAACCGAGCGAAAGCGATAAAAAACGACTGGTAGATTATAACATAGACCAGTGGAGAATATATGCTGATTTTCGCCAGATTTACGGGATCAATCTCAATGAGGCAGATATGCATTGGTGGGAATTTTGCGGAATGCTGTGGAATATGCCGGATGAAACCTCCTCTTTTTTGAAGGTAATCGCGATACGTAATAAGAAAGTTACTAGCAAGATGAGTAAAGAGGAGAAAGAGGCCATAGCTAAAGCCAAGGTCATATATGCATTGGATTCTAAGCCTATAGAAAAAGAATATGACGATGACGAAAAAGAGAAAATCGACCAGTATGACAAGTTTGCAGCAAAATCAAAAGCCAGAAAAGAGTTAGAAAAAAAGGCAGTAGAAGAATTTAGGAGGTACACCTGATGCAGTATGACGGAAGCATTTATATCAATACAGAAATCATCACAGATGGTGCAGACTCAAAAATGTCTACGCTGGAGAACAGAATTGTAAAAACATCTGACAAACTGGAAAATTTGAAAAAGAAGCAGAAAGAGTTATCGGAGCAGAGAATACCAACAGATGAATATAAAGAAATCCAGAATCAGATAGCAGAGTCTGAAAAGAAATTGAACACTTTTGTAGACAGAATGCAGAAGTGGCAGGATCTTGGAAAAAGCACAACAAGTAATACCTTTTCGGCTATGCAGTACGATGCAGAGCAACTTCGGCAAACGATTGAGTATGCAAAGGCTGAAAAGGAAGAACTTGAAGCTTCTGGTGGCGCGTTTATTGATCCAACTGCAGCATCAGGATATGCAAATCTTGATATGCAGATAAGGCAGACAAGCAGAGACCTGGAAGTTTTAAAGCAGAAACATGAGGAATTAAAGCAAAAGCAGAAAGAGGTATCAAAAGGTTCTTCCAGCGTAGGCTCTGCTCTTGGAAAGCTTGGAAAGAGAATTGCTGGACTTGCGAAGAGAATCTTTATCTTTTCGCTTATCGCAAAAGCATTCAGAGCTATGGTATCTGGGATTCAGGAGGGGCTGAAGAATTATGTTCAGTACTCCGCTGAGTACAATAAGACTATGTCTGACTTCTCTAGTTCGGCTGCAACTCTGAAAAATTCAATGGCAACTGCGGCAGCACCAATCTTAAACTTGTTTGTTCCTGCGCTGACCACTTTGTGCGGATGGCTTACGACAGCAGCAAATCTGATAAGCAAATTTGCCGCATTTGTATCCGGTAAAAGCACATGGACCAGAGCGGTCAAACAGCAGAAGAATTACGCAAAGTCATTGCAGAATACTTCAAAAGCTGCGGATAAAGCCAAAACATCACTGGCAGGATTTGATGATCTTGATGTTCTTCAGCAGGATACCGGATCAACTGGAGGAGCAGGCGGAGGCGGAGAAATCACTGGTGCAGGAGCATTTGAGGAAGTGCCATTTACTGATGCAGACATTTCTCTGTTGGAAAAGGTCAAAGCGATACTGGAAGCCATTCTTCCGTTTGTTGTTCTGATCGGAGCAGCTTTTCTTGCATGGAAACTTACAGATTTCTTGACAAAACTTATGGCTGTAAATCCAATTCTTGGTAAAATTTTGTCTATACTGTTTATTATTGCCGGTGCAGCACTGGCAATATACAGCTACTTACACATGTGGAATAATGGTGTAGATTGGAAAGGACTGATTGGTTATATCGTTGGTGTTTCGTTGGTATTTGCTGGTTTATATGCGTTGTTTGGCCCTGCGGTAGCTGGAATAGCTTTGATTGTAGCCGGAATAGCTGGCTTGATATTGGCATTTAAAGATATTTACAACAATGGGTTAAATGTTAAAAATATGAGTCTTTTGCTTGTTGCGGGAATGACTCTTGTTGTTGGTGTATTTTTGACACTAGGAGGAGCTGCAGCAGTGGTTGTTGGAGTTATAGTTGCATTACTGTCTTTGTTTGTTGTTGCTCTTGCCAGGGCTGGAAAATTAGAAGAAGCAGTAGGATATCTAAAAAGCGCATTTTCTGCGCTTGGATCATTTTTAAAACATGTATTTGTTGGTGACTGGAAATCTGCATGGCGAGATATTATGTCGTTTGTTATAAATATTGTTAATGCAATTATAGTATCAATGGAATCATTGATAAATTTTATTATTGACGGAATCAATAAGATAATTAAAATGGCTGTTGATTTGGCTAATAAGATTCCGACCTTTGATTTTGATGCTCCACAAATATCGCATGTAAGATTCGGCAGATTATCTGTCCCAAGGCTTGCAAACGGCGGAATTACGACAGGATCAACTTTGGCGCAGATCGGAGAAGCTGGAAGAGAGGCTGTGCTTCCTCTCGAAAATAATCTTGATTATCTGGACGAATTCGCAAAACGCATAGCTGACAAAATCCCTGCAGCGCAGACAGGGGCTGTATATCTGCAGGTAGATGGCAAGACATTTGCGCGATTAATCCGCCCGTATACGGCAGCGGAAGATCAGAGAATAGGGCTGTCGTTATCGGAATAGAGGGCATAAAATGGAAAAGAAATATACTCGAGGTCTTATTATAGACGGAATCAATTATAATATTCCACTTGTATCATTGAAGAGAACTGCTGATTTTTTGGAAAAATATGCAAACAGGACTGAAGACGGAGATATCCATATTGAAACTATAGGTGTCTATAAAAACTACACTATATCTATAGGTACAATCGACGATAGAAACACCTATGATAGCCTATACGAACATATTACAGATGTGGAAGAACGATTTCACGAAGTAGTTCTTCCAGATGCATCTGGAGATTATAAATTCACAGGATATTTTTCCAGCATTTCGGACGAAGTCGAAAAGATTTTTGAAGAGGGAGCACTTTTTCAAAATCTAACATGGAAAATGACAAGTAAAAAGCCTTATAAAACTATGACTCGAATAGTTGGGAGCGAATAAATGGCAAAAACAACTTGCAATGCAAAAATGAGATTTTCAGATGTAACGGCAATAGCTGATTCGTCAGTGGCTACGACAAGTAATCAAAGTATCGGATCTGTAGTCCCTTTTTCTAAGGAGAATAATATAATCATTCCTGCATGGGGAACATTAGAAAAAAACCAATTTGTCCTTAATGGGCAACGCTCGATTCTGCCAGATGATCCTCAAAATGTAGCTTTTTGGAGTTCTGAAAAGTCTAAAAATGATTGCACATTTACAAACTTGCCAACTATTACCGTAACATTCAGCAAAAATCACTCTTCATCTGGTATAACGCTATATTTTTCGGATGACTATCCGGTTTCTTTGACTGTTACATGGTATTCACTTGGTGGCGAAAAAATAGAAAAAAAAGATTTTTCCCCAGATTCGCTGATTTATTTCTGTAAAAATCAGGTTGAAAATTATGGGAAAATAGTCATCGAATTTACTGAAACAAGGCTTCCAAACAGATATATAAAACTACAATATATCCTTTATGGAATGTATCTTGAATGGGCGGAAGATTTGCTTATGTCAGTAACTGTCCATGAAGAGGTTGATGAAACGTCAGATATATTGTCCATTAACACAGCCGAGGTAAAAATTCATGACGAAAGATATGATTTTGATATTGCAAATATGGATGGAGCCTGGAGAAGTATTCAGAGGGATCAGCCGTTTATTTTAACTGAGACGAAAAACGGAAAAGAAATCCCAATGGGAACCTATTATATCGACAATCATAAATTCAGTGAGAATACGGCCACTTTTTCTCTTATTGATACTATTGGAAGAATGGATAGAATTACGTTTAGGGATGGAGAAATCTATATAAATGTAAAAGCCGGGAAAATTATGGAATCTATTTTTGCCGCTGCAAATGTTGATAATTACAACATCGACACCGAATTATATGATATTCCGCTTTCCGGCCACTTGGAAACGCAAACCTGCAGAGAAGCATTAAAAATGGTGTGTTTTGCGATAGGTGCACTTGCAGATGATAGTAGGAGCGATACAGTTCGGGTTTACAAGCCTACACGGTATGTCGTATCTGAAGTAGGTCCTTCCAGAAAAATGCAAGGACAGACAAAAATGGAGTTGGACGAATATGTAAATGGCGTATCAATAACAAGTGCAAATTACACTTTGCAGAGTGATTCGCAAAATATTTATGATGATAATCTTCCGGCCGGAACATCAGTTATAGATTTTACTGCCCCATGCCAGCCGTCAAGTGTATCAATTTCTGGAGGAACTTTAGAAAAGATAAAAACCAATTATGCAATAGTAAAAATGTCCAGTGAAGGAAAATGTACACTTACAGGAAAATCATACACAAAAAAAACATTTAAAAATTCTGTGTCTGAGACCGCAAAAGCAGGAGAGGCAGAGAACATAAAAGAATACGGAGTTGTCACATTGTATAATTCTGCACAAATAGAAGATAAACTTGCGTCTTTGTTCTCTTACTTAAAACTGCGAAAAAAGCTTTCGATGGAATATTTTGTGGATACCGAACAATCCGGGAACTGGGTTAATGTAAAAGATATAAACGAAAATATATCAACCACATTAGTAGAGTCGCAAGATATTGATCTGACAGGTGGATTTATCTCAAAAGCTACCTGCAGAGGATATAATATAGTGGTTACAAATATGTATTATACAGGATCAGAGTTATATGCTGGAGGTGACTTTTTACTATGAATCTTGACCCGATCAATCCATATTGGACTGCAATTGTCAAAAAGTTGCAGCAGGAAAACGAGAAATTAAAAAAGAAAAATATGGAGTTGGAAGAAGAAGTGGAGGGATACCGTGAATCTGTGGCAAGAAGCAGTGACAGATCGGACTCAGACTGATGTGGACAAAGCTGTGCTCTATAATCAAACTGGTTGGAACAGCCTTACGGACGAGCAGAAGGCAGAGTGGCTTGCAGGCATGAAGGGATCTCTTAACGAATCGGATTTGCTGAGAATCGAGAACAACATCCAGCTTTTAAGCGATGTATTAGAGCTGTCACTTGACACCTATGCAGAAGGAATACCGGAGTTGGTTAATGAATCATATTTTGCGAATCTATTAAGGAATGTCCAGGCAATAAGAGACGCAGGAGCATACCATCCCGACACACCTGCAGTACCAGAAAAACCGGTTAATGATTATCAGAAAGTTAATAATATTGAAAAGATATTGGATGATATTTATCAAATATTATTAAATAACTTCCATTATTATGCCGGATCTGAAATATATGCTGGTGACGAATTTGGATTTTTATTATAGGAGGAAGACATGGGATTTATTAAAAAAATTTGGAAAGACCGTATCAGCGAATTTCCGACACGAAGATCACTCACAAAAACAGATGGAACATCTGAGTTGGTGACTGTTGCCAGATCTGAAGGAATGATTTCAGAAGAAGGTGACGCTTTTTCTGCAGAAAATATGAACGATTTTGAGAATCGAGTCGCAAATGGTTTTAATGAACTAACTGAGAAGATGGAGGTTAAATACGGAACATTTACATCATCAAATAATTCGATTGTGCAACTGCAAGGAGCACCAAATGTTGTTAAATATGGTCATTTGGTTAATGTTTATTTCCTTGTATACCTATCAATAGAACTTAATCCTGGTGATGTATTAGGCGACCTTTCTTTTGTTCCTAGAAGTGAATTATCTAATATTCCAATATATGCAGTAGATTATGTGACAAGTGTACGTGCAATCAATTTACGTTATACTGATGGACATACTCACGTAGAAATTGGTGGAGGAAATGCTGTAAAGTCTGGCACATATGCAGTATCATTTTCATATGAATCTTAATAAAGTTGATAAAAGAATCTCGTAGAAATATATTCAACTGAATCGACCGTATAATTTGGATGTTATATGAGAATTGATACAAAAATGATTGGCATACGGTTACAATCATATAAAACCGAATGAATCATTACGTAAATGAGGCTGAAATATATCCAGTCTTTCCGTATACTGTTACAACAAGTTTGCCTGAAGCTGTCCATCCAAAATGTGTTATACGAGGTGTAATACTAAAATGTCCTGGAATAATTTCATCAGATCCTTTTAGATGAGTCTTATTCGCCATGTTCTCATTTAGTTCACAGTTAGGGCGGAGAAATCCGCCCTGCAGAGCTACATCGAATACACAAATCTGAAGAATACAATCTTTGGATTTTTCTCCGCAATGTAATGTCTTCTTGTTACATCAGATCCTTTGTGTCCGAGATAACAACCGGAATCATCAGCCGTACCACCGCGCCGCACAATATTTGTTGCAGTAGTAGATCTAAAGAGCTGCGGATACACTCTTTTATTTATACCGCATCTTTTGGCTATGTCTTTGATCTCCTTGAAAATTCCACCTTTTCCAAGCACTTTACTTTTGTCTCCAACAATATGCGTAAACAGTGGCTCATTACTATCAAAAGATTGTTTTCTGTCCAGCACAATATATTCCTTGATGTATTTTAGAGCTACACCATCAAGAAACACCTGCCGGTATATCTCTGTTTTTTTGCCGTAGAGTATCAGCTCTCCGTTATTCCAGTCAATCTGATTTATTTTCACATAAGGGATTTCTCCCTTCCTTGACGCGGTCGACCTGAGCCATTCTAACAGTGCCCGGTCTCTACGATTTTTGCAACCTTCCTTCAACTGCTCTACTTCTTCTGATTTCATATATTCCACAGGCCTTGTAACTTCTTTGAATCGTTCGATTTCTTCCACCGGATTTTCAGATATAAAGTGTTGCTTCTTCATCCAAAAGAACAGGGCAAGTACCTTCCGCCGTTTGTTGTTCAACGACGATCCTTTGTTTCCTTCTTTCTTTTTACATCGCAAATAGTGTTCGATGTCTTCTTTATCCATTGCGACAAGTGGCTTATTAACATACCGGATCAGTTCCTTTGCAGTACCAAGGTAGGCTTTCATGGTCGATTCCTTCAGAGAGATTGACCGCTTTAACTCAAACAAATTTAGAATGTAATCATTGCTGTCGGTAACTGTAGCCGGAAGTGTTATTGCGTCTATGATGTCTACCTGGTACAGGCTCTCCGACAGAGCTTCTTCCAGAATTGCCAGCTCATTTTTTCCAAGATGATATTTCATTTTTAACAAAATTTTATTCCTAAATTGTTCTTTTTTCTGCATATGCGATCCTCCTCTCAAATCTTATAAAGTGGGTATTATGGTAATTAAGTTGTAGCACATAATAATTTTATCAAAATACAAGGAGGAAGAGTATGAGAATCAATGTACATGCTGGACATAATCCGGCTGGAAAAGTAGCTTGCGGAGCAGTAGGTCTTATCAATGAGTCGACCGAGGCCAGACGAGTAAAGGATGAGGTGATCAGTAAGCTTCGGCAGCTTGGCCATACCGTTTATGACTGTACGGTCGATAACGGTACCGGGCAGGCCGATGTGCTGAAAAAGATCATTGCGAAATGCAATGCCCATGCAGTAGATTTGGATGTTTCCATTCACTTCAACTCTGGAGCAGGAGATAAAGGTGGAAATGGAAAGACTACTGGTGTGGAGTGTTATGTCTATTCTGCTGCAAGCAAGGCAAAGGCATTTGCTGAGAAAATCTGCCAGGCAATCAGCAACCTGGGATTCAAGAACCGTGGTGTGAAGATCAGCCAGAAACTGTATGTGCTTAAAAAAAGTAAGGCACCGGCACTGCTGGTGGAATGCTGCTTTGTGGATGACAAGGACGATGTGCAGTTATACTCCTATGAAGAGATGGCTGATGCTATCGTGTATGGAATCACCGGAGAGCGCGTGCAGATTGCACCGGAAACGGATAAAGCAGAACAGGGCGAGGAAACTTCCACAGGTGACAGAAAAGCTCTGTACCGTGTTCAAGTAGGTGCGTACAGCAAAAAAGAAAATGCACAGGCACAGGCTGACAAGCTGAAGAAAGCAGGCTTTGACGCAGTAGTCGTGCAGGCATAATTTTATGGTGCAGGTCATTACAATAGGGAATAAACTCTGATTGACATATCATCTATAATGCGATATAATCACAAACATTAAAGATTTGAGATGTCCTTATTTTGTCCTCGCCAATCGTCAAAAACGTTGATATTTCGGGCGAAAATGGTGTTTTAAGCACTTGACTTTTAATCAAGTTGTCCGGGGTTCGAATCCCCGATGCCTCACACAAAAAACCGTCACTCAGAAAACCTCTGAATGGCGGT